CCCTAATGTTAATGACCCAGTAGTTGTAACTGTACCAGTCAACGTAATACCATTGACAGTACCAGTACCACTAACAGATGTAACCGTACCAGTACCGTAAGGTAAAGAAGGTAAATCAGAAGCAACTAAAGCTCTAAATGTAGGAGTAGCAGCACTACCAGTTGCAGGGCCAGCAAACACCAAAGCAGCAGCCTGGGTGTTAAAAGTACCAGTAAGAGTACCGCTACTAGTAACAGGAGAGCCACTAACACTAAAGATAGATGGCAGTGACAGACCAACACTAGTGACAGTACCAGTGGCAGCAGCAGACCAAACAGGAGCAGCACTACCTCTAGATGTCAGTACTTGTCCAGAAGTACCGACACTTGTGAAAGCGTAAGCACCACCATTACCATAAGCTACAGCACCAGCTCTAGGTATAGCAAACCCATTAGTACCACCGTACTCAACATCAAGGGGAGCACCTAGCTTTAAGCTAGTAAAAGACCCCGTAGAGGGGGTCTTAGATCCAATAGCTGTGTTGTCAATAGTCCCACCAGTAATGTCCACTCCGTTAGAGTTCTGAGAAGACAACGATCCATAGACTCGGTTACTAAGTCTTTGGAACCAATCTCTCCACTGGAAATTCTCCCCAATGGGAGACTGTGGTATGGGGGTGTTAGGGTTAGCCATGATTACTTGTACTTAACGTCTTTGCAATAGCCGTTCTTTTGCAGTTCAGGCAACATCTTCTCAAGTTTCTCACCAATGTCATCTCGTACCATAGGAGAGTTGATCATGTGGATCTTCTTCTTGAACGTATCGTATGCTTTGCACTTAGCATCATCAACAGTCTTGCCGACACCAGAGACAGTCAACACATAAGAACCAGCAGTTACCAAGCAAGGCTCGGTGTTTTTACCGTCTTTACCAGGACTAAAACCCATTTTAACTTCTGACAGGTGGATGTTCTTAGTAGCATCTTCCATAGTCAAATCAAAGATAGGATACCCAGTGTTCTCCTTCTTCTTAACGTTGCTATAGGGATAGTCAGGTTGAGATACAACAATACCGCAAGCAATGTCTTCTTTAACCTTAAGAGTATCTCTACCATCAAAAGAGTCAAGCATCCACTGCACAGGATCACCAATGTGAAGAGCTTGTTGGATCTGGAACAGAGGCCAACCAGGACGAGTAGTAAACTCTAGAGGCCAGGGATTACCCTTATTATCAATGATACAGTTGACATCAATGTAGCCAGAGTAACCAATGCCGTGAAGAAAGTCTTCAAGGGGTTTAAGAACCTTGTCAGCCAACAAAGACTTCTGGGTGTAACGCATAACAGTACCTTGCTCACCAGTAGCAGGACCGTAGTCACCAGACATTAGCTTTTTAAACTCCCAGTTCTCAAGGAAGTGTTTAGAGAAGCCACCCAAACCAAACCAACCACCAACAGCCATCTCAGATCCAGCGTGGAACTCTTGGAGAACAAAGTCACCGTCATAGGCGTTGCTCTTCTTCCACTTGTTCAACATGAACACCATGTCTCGCCAGTCTTTAGAGCAGTAGCTAAGAGCCTTGTCTCCGTCACCAATAGGCTTAGACACAAAGCGTTTGTCTTTGTTACTAAGAACGTGAGAAATAGCCTCATCGTATTTAGAAAACTTCATGGTAGGAATAATTGGGATACCAGCTCTCTCAAAAACAGCAGCTCCGTACTCCCGATCTTGTTCCCAACGAGCACCCTCTACATTGCAGCCATAGATGGGATAACCCTTACGACGATAGCTCTCAAGCTTCTGGATGTAACGACTGTTATCAGTAACAAAGATAAGGTCAGCCCAGTTCATACTGGATTCCCAATCAGCTACCTTCTTGAAACAGTCCATACCATCACCGTTCTCACAACGGCTACCATCAAAGTTGTTACGCATGTACACACGTACTTCATGACCATAAGCAGCAGACTTGATAGCCAAGTCCATAGAGAAGCCACAGTCAAACTGGTCAATGATTAGAAGTTTCATTGTTGATCCCAACCTTTTTCCTTAGCCTTCTCTTTGTAACGTTTAGCAGCTTCTTTAAGTTGTTTCTCACGTTCGGCTCTTTGTTGTTTACGTTGTTCGGCAGTGCCACCATAGATGGGGAAGCCTAATGTTCCCAGTAACGCTCTCTTAGCACCTTCTCCTTCAGGAGCAGTACTAGCTGCTGATACTTGGAAAGGCACAGCCATTTTACCTACAGCTTCTAGTCTACCAATAGCACTGCGGTCAACTAGTTTAGGGGCATCAGGAGATGCGTACTCCAAACCACCAATACCAACAATAGCAGCTTTTGGTATAAACCCCAACTTGTTAGACAAAGTTTTATCTGGATCAGCAATCCAGTGGTACGGTTCCATAGCGTGCTTCATAGCTTGCATAGACGTACCATCAGGCCACTCAATGCGAGTTGCATCTTTGTTTTCCCAGATAGGTCTGTTAGCTGTCATCATGTTGATAGCATTCAACAAGGTGAAGTAAGTCAAAGCAGTCTTAAACTGATACAACCTAGCGTAGTCTGCTTTGGTTGTAGGAGCCATCATGCCTTTAATGCCTTCTACAGGTTGCCACTTAGTTGGGTTAAGGTCTTTAGGCAAAGCAGCAGTAAAGGCACGAAGAGTAGAGATAGTCCAGTCGGGAGCAAACAATGCTAGTTGCAATGCTCTACGACCAGCAGGGTTGTATGCAGCCATAGCAATACGTTTACCCATTTCAGTACGAGCAGACGTAGCAGCTTCAAACCAATTCAAACCACCAAAGGAGTCATTGACAAAGTTAGAGATCTCTTTACGAGCTTTAGTCTCATCAAATGGTTTGCCTTCTTTAGCAGCTTGGATACGAGCTTTCTCTAAGTAACCCTCTGCAACCATCAATTTGCCACCAGTGTGCAAGTAGTCCCAGGTAAACTTATCAAATAGACCAAGAGTAAGCTTCTCAGTAGCACTCAAAGATTTCTCAAGGATACGAGTACGGGGACCAAACTTAGCAATCATTTGATCAGCAAACTTACCGCCTGCAGCAAGTAGACCTTGAGATACATCTTCAGGCATCTCTAACTGAAGACCACCTTCTCGAATCCATTTGTCAATACTGTCACCCAGACCACCGTTACGGAATTGATCAAGAGCTTTAGTGATAGCAGCGTTCTTTGTTCCTAGTAACTTATCACCAGCACTAAGAGCTAACTCTTTAGCAGGAGTCCAAATAGGAATGCCTGTACTAGAGATAACTTCTAACAGAGACTTAGCGTGGAAGAACGATCCAATAACGTTAATACGTTTAGCAGCTTGAGAAATAGTCCCCAATGCTTTCATCAAGTCACCAGGACCAGAGTCAAACACAAACTTCAATGGAGCAACCAGGTCAGGATGCACGGCATAGCCAGCAAACTGAGGACTCTCCATCATTTCCCAACCTTCCGGTTTAGCCTGTTCTTTAGTCACCTCACGGATCAGAGACTCACCATTGACATTACGAACTTGTTTTAAGTTATCCACAAGGGTTTTGTTCTCAATTGCTTTTTGCATTGAGCTTGCGTATTCTTTGTAGATCTCTGCAATGTCTTTGGTTTTAATCTGTAAGCGCCACTGACTGTCACCCTTAGCAGCAATACGAGAGTTAGTTTCGTTGATGAAGGCTTCTAAGTCAGCAAAGGTTTTAAAGACACGTTGCTTACCAAACTTAGACTCGGTGGTCATGCCACGCATAGCACCAGCTTCACTAGGTGTTCCTAGTAACGCTTGGATAAACTCTTCACGAGCACCTTTAGGAGCACCAGCCCAATCAATGATGTGGGTTACGTAGTCTTCAAGCAGACCCTTAACGACACCCTTCTCAACAGCTTTTTCACCAATTGCTTTAACAAGCTCTTGGTACTTCTCAGCAATTTTAACTTCTTCTGGGCTAAGACCAGAGAGATCACCCTTGTCAACAGCCTCTGCAATAGCTTCTCTACGAGCAGCATCAGGAATAGCTTCAGCCATCCGTTTAGCTTCGTTGTGAATGATACGAGCATCAGCCATTTTGTTGTTGATATTCATACCAACAAACTTCTCGGTTTCCTTAACAGGTTCTAACCAAGACTTTTGATACTCTTTAAATCCTTCAAAGAACTTAACAGCATCTACTTCACCATGTTTGGCGTAGATGTCTGCAGCAATGTCATACATCTCTTGCTCAGTAGCAACATCACGAGGAGAAGTTTTAGTGCGATCTACGGGAGCTTCTTTGGGAGGCTCAGGGGGTAGCTCACCAGATGAGCTAGCTTTTTTCTCTGCTAATGTTTTAAGAGCAGCTTTGTTGGTTTGATCTTCGTAAGCACCCTTTTCTTGACCTTCTACACGAGGAGTCTTAACGTGTTCTGCTTCGTGTTGAATAACAAAGTCAATCCACTCTTGGGGAGTCTTAAACGCATCTTCTGGTAAAGGTTCTACACCTTCTACCTTTGGTTGAGTCCAAGGTTTGTCTTCAAACTGTTGGTACAAATGATCTATGTTGAGATCAATACGGAGGGGATTGCCTTCAGCATCACGACGAGTAGTAGCACCAACTCTAGATCCGTCAGCACGAATCTTATCTAAGCCAGTGGTAACAGGGATACCTTCGATAGAAGCAGGAACATCAGCCAGCTTAAAGCGGTCATCACCAGCACTACGCAAATCACCACTATGCAGACCATCTTCAGGTATTTGAAGCTTGTGATCTTCAGGGATCTGACCAGTACTCTTAGCTTGATCAACAGCTTCTTTACGATCTAAGAAGCGACCATCTTCTGTAAGGAACCCTTGATCATGGGTGTCTTTAGTTTCTGCTTTACGCTTCTCACTGTGCTTAGGACCAAGAGGTTCAATCTCACCAGTCTCTTTGTTCTTAATAGCAGTTTGAACCAGAGGAGACTTAGACTCACGTTCCTTTTGAATCTCCTTAACTTTCTGCAAGAAGACAGCCTTCTCTCCCTCTGTAGCACCAGGAGGAGGTTCAGGAGGCATTGAAGGGGCAGTTGCAGCTTTTGGTTTAGGCAATACAGCTTGAGCAGTCTTCTCACCTGCTTCAAACAAGCTTTTACCAGCACGATTAAACCCAGGCATAGCTGCACCAGCAGCAGCACTAGCACCTACCTTAATTGGGTCAACCTTACCAGTCTCTACAAACTCTGATCCAGCTTCAATACCTGCTTGTAAGCCTGCACCTGCTGCACGTTGCACCAGAGGTTTAGTCAACACCTTACCTGCAACTTCAGGTATGGTCTTAGGAGACATACCTGCAAGGTTAGTAAGAGTCTCAGCAGCAAATGTTCCGTAAGGGTACTGTGCCTTCTCAGCTTGACGTTGTTTGTAATCCTCTGGAGCAAATGCTTCATGTAACATATTTGTTACTTTTTGAGCAGCACCAGAGTAAACAAATGCACCACCAAGACCACCGGCTAACTCAATAGCACCAGCAGTAATGGGTGCAAATGGGCCTGTTAACGGGGCTACAGTAGCAGCAACGGGAGCAGCTAAGGTTGCACCAGTACCAAAGCCTGTAATACCCGCAGCAGCACTGGGTACAGACTCAATAGAGGTACGAATAATGTTGTGAATAGACCCAGGTTGTTCTGGGGTAGTAGCACCTATTCTTTTAGGTGGTTCAGCAAGAGTAGCTGTAGATGGATCAAAGCTTTTAGCAGCAGGTTTATCTTCTGCTAACGTAGCGGTACTAGGATCAAAAGCCATTATTGTGGCTCCCATTTACCATTTACATACTTTGCTTTATTGCCATTAGCATCGGTGTAAACTTTACCTTCCTCAAACTTTGGAGCACTAGGTTTGCTACTAGTAACATCACCTTTAGCTGCAGCAGGAGTTTCAATCTTACCTCTGCTAGGAGCAGCTTTAGGCTTGTCGTCTTCTGGAGGAACATAGGAAGCTAGTTGACGTTGCAACTCTTCAACAATTGTTTTCTTTCCAGGGAACTCGGGAGCACTGACAGCAAGGTCTAGCTTCCTCTTAACAAGCTTTTGTTCAAACTCATTCTTTTCTTTAACAGCTTTGATGTATGCAGTGTTAGCAGCATCGCTAGGTTCTCTAGAGTACCAAGGAATGCTTTTAGTGCGAGCAGCTTCTGCCTCTTGAACTTTCTTCTCAAGAGCAGCCAAAGGTTTTTCAGAAGACCTATCAATAGCTTGGTCAGCACGTTCGTAAGAACTCCAACCCAAACGCTCTTCTTTATCAGAGCCACCACTATGACTAATCATTCTGGCTTCAATAAGAGCATCAGCACGGATACGAGCAATACGCTCGTTAGATTCTGCATGAAGTTTTGCTTTATCAACTTCAATAGATTTGAGCTGAGTAGCTAATTGGCCTTTAGCATTAAGCATTAAATTCTTAGTAGCTTCTTTTTTCTCAGCACCAGACATCTTGTCCCAGTTTTCTTGGCCTACTTGGTCTACCAATGCTTTACGATTAGCTTCAGGAAGCTTTGCTACAAAAGAATCTACTTGATCATCAGGTACAGCAGAAATAACACCATAAGCATTACCTATTTGTTGGGCATTTTGATCTAGTTGTTTTTGGCTATCAGCAATCTTACGAGAGGCATACAGCTCAGAAGACTGTAGAGTCTTAGCACCATTTTCAACATCACCAGATTCAAACTGTCTAGCAGCCATCATCTGCAGACGTTTAACATCGTCAGCAGTTTGATACTCAGGGCTACTAGCAAGCTTTTGTAAAGCAGCTTTAGAGTCCTGAGATGCTTTAAAACCAGAGTCGGTTATTAAGTTAGCAAGTTTACTGCGTTCAACATTGGCTTGTTTTTGTTGTAGCTTGAGCTGCTGCTCTTGCTGAACATTAGGCATTGCAGCCATGTTCTGTTGAAGCTGTAAAGCAGCTTGACTACCAGCAGCTACATCGGACATTAAGAGTGGCATATTATTTCCTTATCCACCAGTGTAGCCACTGAAATCCATACCAGCAGTAGGTGCGCTACTTCCACCAGCCATAGACGACATACCACCGCCTACCATAGAAGCGTTACCAGCATTAGCTGCTTGCATACCTAACACTTGTGCTCCAGTAGGATTGGTGTACATGTTATTAGTACCAAACAAACCAGCAGTACCCGCAGCACCAATACCTTGACCAAGAGCTTGCCAACCAGCTTGTTGTTGTTGCATACCAAGTTGAGCTGCAGCAGCAGGATTAAATCCAGCACCAGCACCACCAGACAGTTGACTTAAGTAGTTAGTCATAAAGCCAGAGTAGCTTTGTTGACCAAGCTTCTGTAGGGCAGCTTCTTCATTACCAGAGTACAACATACCAGAGGTAGCAGCACTGGCTTTGTTAGCAGCCATAGCAGGATCAACAACACCTGTTTGGAATTGGGTGTACCCAGGCATCTGTTGAATGTTTGCACTCTGTCCAGGCTGCAAATAACCAGCATACATCTGAGCCAATTGAGCTTGGTATGGAGCCATTGGATTAGCTTGAGCAGTAGCAGAGCCAGGCCCAGAGCCACCAAACCCCAAGGCATTAGTAATAGCGCCACCAGTAAGGGAGTTAATACCACCAGCTATACCTAAGCCAGCAGCTAAACCACCTGCAGTAATTCCAAAAGTCATTTTAGTTCTCCGTGAGAAGTTCTTTAGTTGAGGCAATTAAACCTAGTTCTTCGTAAGAAGGAGCAATAACTTCTTCTTCCATCTTGTCTAGATTCTCTTCACCCAAGTGTTTTGTGAGGTGAACTGTTACCCAGATAGTATCTTCTTCTGCAATAACAGCACGCTTAAGACCTACCTCAGAAACAAAGATGCAGGGAGCTTCAAAATACTTTGGCCCAAACTCTGTTGACACAGCGACTTTACCTTGCATGATAAAGTTTAAATGCTGATGCCTATGTATTTTACCTATGATTAGCGTACCTTTGGGAATAAACATTTGTCGGGCATAAGTGCCACAACCGTACTTCTCATCAATAGGGGCGTAGTGGTGAGTTAATTTACAGTCAGGTAAGGTGTCTTTCATCAGACCTTCAGCAGCCATCTTTAACATGCCCTCTTGGACATTCAAGATGTTCTCTCTAAACTGAACTTTAGCTAGAGAGTTATTGCTGCTATCAACGGTTACATCTGTACTCATGTCTTACCTTTTATATTGGGGATTACCACCAACACCTTGCTCTTGATCCATCTCACCTATGCGGAAGTCAATCTCAGCAACATCTAAGCGAAGAGGCACATTATCTGTACACAAGAACTGCCAAGACCTACGGCGATCAGCACCACTTAAATACACTTGAGAACGAGTTGCATTTAGATTAACAGGTCGAGGTACAGAGTAACTAACGTAGTCATTACCTGAATGACTAATGTACATAGTACCAGCTACCTTATCACCAACTATTTCTAAACGACCATAGAACTTACGTTTAGTAGTACCGTTGTCCATGATATTAGTAACAGACCTACAGTAGATAGGTTGTCCGTTATCTTGGTAAACTTCAGTGTTCAACTGGTACAGGATAGCCCTGTCGTCATCTAAGCAGTAGGGAATGTTATTCAACTCAGCATAGAACGTAGGACGGAAGTACATCTCATAGTACGTACCTGGGTTAGGTTGATCGTTAGATGCCATAGCCCATTGAGTCCATGTGTACCACATTTTTTCATCAATGTCGTACACAAGAGTCTTGTTTGAATTAATAAGAGTTAAGACGTAAAACGTATGACCACTAGTCTTGTAGCAATAGGCACGTACGTTAACTAAGTCATCAGCTTCTAAGTGACGATCAATGTGGCTAGTAGACACCTTAACAGGAGATACACCATCCATAATGTACACAGACTTGCCGTACGTACGAGTAGTACCAACCCACAGTACCGTGTTACTAGTAGCAACAATGCTGTCCCCATTAGCACAGCCAATTTCATTGGTGTAGCTGGCAGCTAGTGCAAGAGGAGAACCAGGATAGTTACCAGCATCGTAGAAGAATTGCGTACTAGTAGCACCAAAGGCTATGAGGTAGTTCAAATGTTTAGCAATACCAACAAGGGTATCTGTAGTCTGTTCAAAGCTTAAGAAGCTAAGAGCGTTCCAAGATTTAGGATCACCAAGGTTGCAGTTGTAGATGCGGTTATTAGTTGTACCTATAAACACATAGTTGTCTAGGAACACAGCACCAGATACAAACGGACCACTAGGGAACGAGTTAAGAGCTGGAGTTAACACAGCTCCGTTACCTAAGTCTTGAATAGTAACCGTACCAGATACGTCAGCAACATTAGCAATGTTCAACGTAAGGGTTGTACCGTTGATGCTAGTAATGTAAGCGTTAGGAGCCACACCAGTACCTGTAACGTACATACCTGTATATACACCCGTAGCACTGGATACAACGATCTCATAGAACCCATTAGAGCCTGTAGCAGTAGGTGTTTGAGTAGCAGGAAGGTTAACTGTACAAGTACCAGCAGAGCTAAGACCGCTACCAGGGTTAGTCAGGGTTACAGTACTAATAAGCCCGTTAGTAACAGTGGCGGTAGCAGCAGCGCCACTAGCAGAAAGGCTAAGGGTAATACCACTGCTGTAATTAAGCCCAGGATTGTCAATGCTAATATTGACAAGGTAGGTATTACCAATAGCACTAAAAGAGCCGCCTTGAGTAAGTAGATAACCGTTGACTTTGTTTTGGATAAATAAGTAAGAGTCAAGGAATGTCCTTACAAAGTAGCTCTGACTAGTAGATGCAGACGTAGTACCAATGGTACTCACAGACGGAGTACTAGGATTAATCTGATACACCGTGTTATTAATAACACCAACCAAGTTACCGTTGTATGGGGTTAACCCTTGTGCTTGGGTGTAAGCGGGTGGAGTTACGGGTGTTACTTGAGTAACGTATTGCAACCCAGGACGTTTAATCCAATCACGCTTACCACCGCTGCTATCAAAGAAAACGTTAGCACAGTACGAGTCAGTAGCAAAAGACCCGCTACGACTTTCAATAGGTTGGGTAAGAGCAATACGTTCGGTAGTCATGCTTACCGTCCGTAAGAGTTAGTGTTGGTAGACCTAAATTCAGGCATAAAGAAAGTACTAGAAGCTTCAACGTCCCAATCAGACAGCTTCTCTTTGTACATAGCAGCACGTTGCATAATTTCTTGACGATAGTTCATAGGAACACCGTACTGCATAGACAGCTCATCAGCTAGTCCCCAGACCAAATAGTTCTGCCACTCAATAGGAAAGTCAGGAGTATCAGTAGACGTACCAGTGTTTAAGGTAACGTCATTGATAGGCATCTGAGCAATTACGTGCAACTGAATGTTAGTCTGCGAGTTAAGGTCAGGAGTCAAGTACACATACAACACACCGTATGTGCTACGTGGATCGTAGAACAAAGTGTTAGCAGTACCAGTAGAGAACTTAGATCCCAATACGTTGTACTCTTGTTTAGATACAAGTAATACAGGCGTATCAATAGGAGGAGACACTTGGATGTTACGGTAGAACCCTTGAATGATCTTCAAAGGTTTGTCAGTAATAGCCACCGTAGGATTCAATGAGTCATACATCAACGTAGAAGAAGATCCACCCAGTGTGTATGTAGTTTGATTAGCTGTAGTCGGTATAATCAACTCAGAGATCTTCCACAGCTTAAGACCATCAATACTTGCTTGTTTAATGAGCAAGTTAAGAGCCATCAAAGCATTAGCGTAGGTGTTTGAATCAGGAGTATCTCCAATTTCAAGAACACCTAACCGACCTAATGCTAGGGATATGATTTGACTGCTGCTAATACTGTAGGTAGAACTCATGTTGTTTATCCAATAAGGAAGCTGTTTAAGCCTGGAGCTATCTTACTAGGAACCATACAGCCAGGAATACCTGAGCTAGGTATAGCGTATGAACCCTCTAGGGTACACACAGGACGGTATCCGTTATCTTTGTTAGCAGCAGCACAATCAGCTACGCCATAGTCTGCAACCCCATTGATACCAATGAGGTCACATACAAAAATAAATTGATCTTGCTGCTCTGATCTAACGAATGGTGGTGTCTGAATATCAGCAACACCGTGTACGTAGTCTTGAGGTTGACGAGGTTCCCAGTCACCTTGGCAGACCATAAGTCCGTCCCAACGTAACCGTAACTCACTTTCTTTGTATTTGCGACCGCACTGGTCACATATAACTAGCCAGGAACCATTGTCCCATCTAGATCTGTAAGACATAAAATGTTCCTAATAACAGAGTGTACAGCTATTATCCGTTTAAAACAACAAGAGCTTGCTCCGCATGTTTACGGCGTTCATCAAGTCCAATTGTCCCACCATTAATAATTTTTGTACACTTCACAAAGTCCCAAGCATCAGCAGGTGCATTTAATTTGTGAGTGTCCCAAAACCATCCAGCAGTCAAAGCAGCGTATTCAGGTGTAGCTATTAGTTCTGGGTGCATGACAAAATCGAATCCAAGGGCTTGTCCGGCGTGATAATAATTTGCGTGGCCGGTAAGCTGAACGCAACCCCTTCCTCGAAAACGAAACCCGTCTCCAGAAGCTTCTTCACGGTTTCCCATTCGGTTTGCGTAAACCATGTTGGCAATCTTTTTTGGGTTTCCGGCATACTGGTTAGCAATCTCTAAAGTAGGAAAACGTTTAGGCCACAGCTTCATTAAGGTAGCTGCTTTGTAGTTTAAGTTCTCTTCTAAGATTTTAAAGTTAGCACACTCATGCCCACACTGACCAATAAACATAGCTTGTTGGTGAGGTGTAGAAATGTTAAAGCGGTCAAAGGTTTTGTTTAAACCATCAACCCATGCGGGACTAATCCCTAACTTTTGGAGTTGATCACTGTTTAACATTGACCTTATCCTTTACTGCGTTGTAGGTGTCGATACAGGCGTTGAGCTTGGTAATGGCTGTGTCGCCTTCTGCTGCGATAGAGACAATATCTTTAAGAGCCTGTCGTTCAGATTCGGTTCCATCTTTTGTATCTCCTCCGGCAGTTCCGGCATCTGTACTGGTTTGTACACCACAGGTGGAGGGGAAGCGCAACTCGCCAGAGTCAATGCGCTTAACAATATCAGTCTTTTTGGCTTGAATAGCATTGTTAGCCTTTCTAAGTGCTGCAGTTTTATCTTTTAATGTTTGGGCTAGTTCTGCTTCTTTAGCTCTAGCTTCAGCATTTAACCTATCAATCTCTGCTTTATCTTCAGCTACACGACGTTCATAACCTCTATGGTCTGCAACGTAGTAGCCTCCACTTAAAGCTAATACAACTCCACCTATTTGCATAAGCAAAGCATAGGTAGCAATAACAGGTAACAGTTTAGCTAAATAGCTAACACCGTATAAAGCTACACCACCAACCAATGCAACTAGAGCTAAGATGTAAAACAAATCACTGAAGAAAGTAAAGAACCAAGTCATTCTGTTTCCTTTGATGCAGCAGCTCTTTCAGCCGCTATCTCTTCTCGTTCAGGATGTAGATGATCTGAAGATGTTGTAGGAGGTGGAGGTGCTCTCCACGACTCATCAAACTCTGGGTTAACAAACGTAGGCATAGCTCCAAACGTATTGTTAACTGGTTGATTAGGTTGTGGGTAGTAGCTCATTGGTTGAGCTACACATAGTTGTGGTGTTGGGTTAGTAGCTTGTTTAACACCAGCTAACGTACCAGCTACACCACCAGCAACTCGTTTACCAACAATGCCTCCAATACCACCAACCAACAACAACACAATGTCGTTAAGCATCTTGGTGTAAGCCTGGTCTATAGGAGCCATAGCCTTGATTGGCTGCACCACAAACGTAACAGAATACAAGAGACAGATAACAATAAAGAACAGAATACCAGTGATGCAAAGCACCACAATAGCCCAAATACGGACTTCTATTTCTTCAGCGGTTAGTTTGTGTTCTGGGTGGTTGCTGAACAGATTCAACTTGTTTCTCCAGTACTGGTGCAACTAAATAGTCAGGACATGTCTGTGTAAACAAACATTTAGGACGCTGACACTCGGGATCTTGGAAATGATCAAAGTCTTGACAGGTATACCGATACCTATCAGAACAACCATCAATGCTTAGTATGATGAGTAGGATGGCTATTCTTTTTAGCATAGTCAACACTTTCTTCAATAAACAAATAGCCTACATAGCCAAGCACAAGAACTAACACAAGTACAAGACCAATAATAAAAAACTCTTCTTGTTCTTCTTTTTGTTTCTTAGCTCGGTCTTTAGCTGCTTGTTCAGCATACTTGTCAGCTTTGTCCATCTCACCAGCACGAGACTTAATCTTGTTCCAAACATCTACTTTGCCAGCTTGCATGAATAACATTTGAAGCTCAGACTCAAACTGTTTAGCTTGTTCTAAAGCCATTTCAATTTGAATAGCAATGCTCATGTTAGAGGCATTGCCCGAATCTTTAGCTTCTTTAATTACTTGAACACCGTTGTTCTTAGCATCAAAATATTTGCCCAATACAGGCCCAAGCGAATTAACGTCATCTACCGTCTGACTCATCTTCTTGACAAGCTTAACGGCAGACTGTATCGCTGCTAGGGCTGTTATGGGATCAATCATTTTGATTCCTCTAAATTAATTTAACTTACTTTCCTGTTAAGGAATGCCAAGCTACAGCAATGCTGCCTACAACCACAGTAATGATGCCAATGGGTTTAGCTAAAGAAGCAATCCAATCTAGAACTTTTAAAGCACCTTTAAGAGCAGAAAATGCTTCAATAAGTTCTTTAGTGTTCTTCTCAATAGCATCTACTTTAGCTTCAACTTTAATAAGTCGTTCGTAGATCTGTTCGTGGCTAACGGTTGTAGTGTTTTCCATGTCAACCTCACAACACAGTAACGATAGCGTTAAGAGGAACACCAGCACTAAAAGTAATGGTAGTACTGTTAGTACGGCTAAAACTAACTCCAGGTATTTGGTAGATACCGTTTATGTAAACAATACCTACTGCGCTACTAGGAACAGTAAACACTGTTTGACCAGACGTAGATGTAATGTTTGTGGGAGTAGTTCCCTCTACAGCTAATGCAGCAGCACTAACTGCATTTAACCAAGCAGCAGATATTGTTGGTCCAACAAGGTCAACGTATGTAACGTTTAAAGGATTGCTCATGATGTTGTTTCCTGTTTAATCCAAGGCAGAGGTGGGTTAGCAGCAATAGCAGCCAGTTGACGAGCTAATTGACCCGCTACTTGGGCTTCTGTGTCTGGTTGCAGATTAGTCGTAATTGTAGTGGTTGTGTTACGAATATCATCAACCAAAGTGTAAGTTACAGGCTCAAAGCACCAAGCTAAAACTTGCTCAGGTTGCAAGTCTGCATAAGGTGTAAACGGGTTTGCTGGCTCACCCAACTTAGCCGTACCAGCAGCCGCAGCGGTCAAATTGTTTACGTCATCCGTACCGACACATAGCCAATCGGCGTAGATTACAACACCGTCAGCGGCGTTGTTCACCGTCATTTTAGGGATTGACCATTTATAAGTGATAGCCATGATTAGTTTGGATACCATTTGTTATCGGCTGCTCGGAAAATAAATCCTACTGCTGCACCAGCCGAAAAAGATTGCGTAATAGTTGCACCGCTCCAGAAAGAATAGCTACCAGTTGTTGTAAACGTCATAGACGTAATAGTTTTGGTTGTTGAAATACGCAACACTTGACCATCCAAAGGAGGATTAGTCTGAGGCATTGTTAAATTACCAGATGCTAATGGAGAAGCATTGGGATTAAGAACTAAGTTCCAAACGCCATTAGGAACAATAAAACTTGTGCCGTCCCAAGCATCTTTAAAAAGATATGGGAAAGGTGCAGGGCCAGCGCCAGAAATAATGTCACTAACGCTACCAGTAAAGCTCCAGCCAGCAGGTTGAGCCGCTTTAGTTGCTGAACTTGGTTGAGTAGCGTTTCCAAGAATACCTGTTGACCCATTGGCAAACAATACAGGTGTTGTTGGATAGTTTGCACCTTCAACAACAATATCACCTATTGTTTGACCAGTTCCAGCAAGTCGCACACCAATTGAATACTTAGACGCTGGCACGCCATTTATACGAACTTTTGCCCAAGTATTGTATCCAGTTCCAGTTAATTCCATTGCTGGATAGCCAGAACCAACGCCAGCGCCATAAATTGCCTCAATTACTGCAACACCTACAAAGTCACCTGTACCGGCCCAATAATGACGACCATCACTGACAACACTATCAAAGAAACAATTAGAACCATCGTGATATATTGCATAATCAGAAGTAGGTTGACTACCGCCAGAAATACCGCATTGCGTAGCAAATAATTTACCAAAACGGTTATAAACGCCTCGGGTTTTAAAAGAATAACGTGAAATACCAACACATTCTATGTCTTGAAAATCGCAATCAAATACTTCACTTGCATTTATATCACAATCAATTACCAACCCATCTTGGAAACCACGAATAAAAATGTGGCGAACAGCACATCTCCAAACGAAATGGGGACTTCTTGCATATAACTGCACACCAATCCCTGTGTTTGAATAAGAGCTATCAAGTTTTGAATCAATAATAAAATTTTCAAGTATGCAACTAATGCAATCAGTTGTCATATTAACAACTGGCAATGACGTATTGGCAGGTATTAATCGTGCGCCAGAAGTGCCATATTGACCTTCTGATTCACCAAGCAAATAAATTCCTTCTGCGCCGCTTAAAGTAATGTTGCATTTATAAACGCCTTTAGGAAACCAAATGCAGCCACCAACAGCAATAGCCGCAGCAATAGCCGCTGTGCT